TATTGATAGCTTCTACATAGTCATCAGCTGTTGCTGGTGCCCAAGTAAATGTTGAAAGTGAAGCATCATTTAATTTGTCATATCCATATTTATCAACATTTAGTGCTATTTCTGCATCTTGTAATGAAATTTGTCCATCAATAATTCCAGCAATTCCTGCTTCAGTAATTAATGAAGGAACTCTAAATGAATAATCATTTCTTAATTCTGCTAAATCAATAGTTTTTTGTGTGTATGTTGCTAATGCTGGTGTTAATCCTGTTGTTCTAACTGGTGCTCCTACTGCATTATTAACTGTTGTAGCTCCTTGAACTACTACTTCTAATGTAGGTGCTCCTGTTTGTCTAATTACTCCTAAATAATCAGTATTTAGGAAGTTTGTGAATGAACTTCTATATAATAAGTTCTCATAAGTTCTTTTTACAACTGATTGTAAATCTAATCCTATACTTGTATAATTTGCCATCTAAATTACCTCCTTATAAACAAATCACTTACTCTTGTATTCCTATTAACCTTTATTTCTTCTTTTTCTTTTGCTCCATTGTTAATTTGTGGTTCACTAGGAATATCTACTTTTGTTTCTTGTTTTGGAAAATAAGTTGCACTATATTTTTCTTTTATTTCATTTATGGCTTTTTCATCATTTGGCTCTTCTCCATAAATTGTTTTTCTCATAGTTGCTATCTCTTTAAAGTTTTCCTCCAAGAAACCTGCTCTTGTCATAATGTTTTCTAATTTCAAATCAGCATTATTTGAAGTTAAATCTGCATTTCTTTTTTCTAGATCATTATACTTATTTTCTAATTCAGTATATTTGCTTGTTAGTTCTTTTGTAACTTCATTTCTTGCTTCTTCTAGTCTTTTACTCACATCACTTTCACTAACCATTCCTTGTTGTAAGTCTTTAATTAGTGTTGCAACATCAATATCATCATTCGTCAATGTGATATCTTTGTTTTTAAGATATTTTTCTATCTTCATATTTCCTCCTCTAGAAAGAAGTGTTAAACAGCTGTGTAAAGTGCCTTTTGATTGGTGTGCCTTACCACTAACCACATATCTAGTTTTTAAAAGACTAGCAACTTTATACACCTTGTTTTAATGCTCTTATTTCTTTATTTATTGCACTTATCTTTTTCTTGTTTTTATCTATATTTTCATAATCTTCTAATTTTGCACTTATTATATTTTCATTTCTTAATCTTGATTTCTTTAAGTTAAGTGCATTTATTTTTTGCTTTATATCATATTTCTCTTCCCATTCGGGAGTAGAATAAGTGAAATCATCTTCTTGTCCTGCATAAGCAACTATTACATGCTTACAATTTGGATGTAATAATCCATTTTCTATTGCTGTTTCTAATTTCATATATCCTTGTGTATGTCCTGATATAGAATATGTCATTCCTTGCCATTCTTGGCATAAAGGACAACTATACATGTGTGGTATTACATAAACTAAATCATTGCTTTCAACATAATTTCTTTTTATTGTTTCACTCCATGCTGTTCTTGTTAAGTTTGTGTTATATACCATTGAATTATAAGCATCTATTCCATAATATGATCCATTTTTGTATCTTACTACTTTTTCAATAGCTTCATATTTATCTAGTTTCTTTATTAAATATTCTTTTATATTTATGTTGTCTATCCCAACACTTTTTAATGCGTTCTTATAATATTGTTTTACTCTTACACCAAACTTCTTATTTGCTGTGCTTTGGCTTGCTGTGTCTAGTTTTAACTCTTGTAAGGTATTCTTATATGTTTCACTTATATCACTTGTATTTGGTGCGTTTATGACCTGTTTTATATGGTCTATTCCTTCTGCTTGTTTATTTATCATTTTTATTTGATATTCTTTTGATAATTTATCAAACTTATCTATAAATGCTGTTCCTAATAGTAAACATGAAAACAATAATATTTTTACTTGATCTAAATATTCAGTTGTTTCTTCTTTATAAGAATTAACTTCATTAGTGATGTATATGTATAATGCTTCAACTTCTTCATCACTTAATTTGCTTAAATCTTCGCCTGTTAATTCTTCTAGTTCTTCTCTCACAACTCACCATAGTTTATTTCTATGTTTTCATCTTTATAATCTTCTAGTAGTCTTTCTAAATTATCTTCATCTACTTCACTATCCATAATTTGCTTTAACATTGGCTCTACTATTCTTGCTTTTGTTTTATATGGAATTAACATAACTTGTTGTATTTGTTTTAATCTTTCTAATTTAGCTTCATCATCAAATCTTTCATTTGCTCCATAATCCCAACTTAAATCAACTGGCAATGTGTTTTCAGTTGTATCTAGTAATTGTTGCAACTTTATTATGTTTTCTATTAAATGATTTATTTGACTTTCTAATTGTGTCTTTATTGCTTCTATTGTCATTTCACTTGCATTTGCACTTAACTCAACATTTGTTTTATTCATATAAGCATCTTTTTCATATCCAAATGAACTTGGTGAAAGTCCTGCCATTTGTATTATTTGATAGTCATAGAACTTAAATGCGTTTTGGTATTGCTCTATTCTTATATCACCTTGTAAGAACTCAAATACTTGGTGTTCTTTATCTCCTGGCATTAATGTAAAGAAATCATTTAATTTTCCAACACTCATTGTTTCAACATTATATGTTGATCCACCTGGTCGCCATGAGTTTGTTATATCGCTTGTTTGATAATGTTGTGTTGTTACTATTCTTGTCTTTGTCTTTTCTATTTCTTCTGCTATTGTATTGATAATATTCATTTCTTCATTTAATAGCTTTGTGCTATCTTTGAAGAACTCTTCTCCAATGTCTAGGTTTATTATTACTTCATAAGGCAACACATATTTTCTTTTATAATCAGTTCCTATTAAGTTATTTAATTTATCTAAATTAATTTTGATCCATGAAGTTTCTTTTTTGTCTTTTTGATAAGCACTAAACTCTATTGTTGAAGTTCCATCTTTTATTTCAATATGTCTTTTTAACATATAATCTTCTTCATATCCATCAAAATCCTGGATAATATCACATGACTTTATTTTGTCATATACTTGTTCTAAATTAGCAATATTGCATTTCTTTATTACTTCTAAATAGACTTTATTATCATATTTATTTATGTATATAAAACTTTCTTTATCATATATACATTCTTCTAATGCTTCTTTTAATGTTGGCATTAACCATCCAATATTTAATCCTTCTGTTTGTGTTACTAAATCACTACCAAATATTTGATTTACTATATATGTTCCTATCTTCTTTGCAGAAGGTGCTATAACATATCTATTTTCATATTTAATATTTGGCATTCCATTTGTTTTTCCTGGCATTGTTATTTGTGTCTTAACACTTATAAAAGGTGCTTGTAATGGTGTTATTTGTCTTAATTTGCCTTTCATAATTCAACCCCCTGTTCATACTTAACTGTTACATGTATTTCATTTTCATCATTTTTTAGCAATTTATCAGGTCTTACTACTATCTTTACTAGATTACTTCCAAAGATATATTTCTTAAACCATACTCTTATTACATATACTTCATTAAATACATTTGTTCCTTTTGGAACTTTTATTTGCTTTATAAAATGATTACTTGCATAAAGGTTTACTTTCATTTGATTTTTTTTCTTAAACATACATTTCCTCCAAAAGAAAAAGCACACCTATAAGCATACTAACTTATAAATGTGCTTCTACTCTTTCAGCCACTTGCACTTTCTTTCGAATACATTATACTCATTTTATTTTTCTTGTCAAATTATCAACAAACATATATTTATTTTTATATATATTGTATGTTTCTATCTTCTTGCAACTTTTACATGGTATTGTTATTTTTATTGGTATTTCTTGCACTATTCCTTCTTTTTCTAATGCTTCTAGGTATTCTTCTATGTTTACTTCTGCAAGAAATCTATTTGATTTTTTACACTTTATTATCATACTACTGGCACTAACCCTAATCTTTCAAACTCTACTAATAAATATCTTCTACTATCTATTGTATGATCTAAATCTTTTACATAACAATTCATTCCAGAATTTTCACTCTTTAATGTGTCATATCTATAACTTTCTAATTCTATCAATGCTTCATCTTTTCCACTAAATACTGGTGTTCCATCATTTTGGAAGTATCTTATACTTGGTGTATCTAATTCATAAAGGAACTTTTTATAGTATAAACTTTGTAAATGTTCTACTCCTTCATTTACACTTCCTGGACCTTTTTTTGCTAAATCAACTCTAAATCCATCAGTAATTAGTCTATTGTAATAATGTGTTGCTTCACTATCTAACACCATTGAAACTAAGTTTTTATGTGGATATAATTCACCCAGGTATTTTATGAATAGCTTTAATTGATTACTATAATATTCAGTTGTTGGTGTATCTCCTTCTCTTTTAGGATCATGATAATACACACCTAATCTTATTAATCTCCATTCATTTGTTTTAGAACTCCAACATAATGCTATTGGAACAAATGTTGTTGGATTTACGCTACCATAGTCCATTCCTATTCCTATATCTCTTATTACCCAGTCTAATGGCATTTCTTTTAATGTTGGAATATCATTAAATACTCTACCTTCTGCAACAACCCATTCATTAAATATCTTTTGTCTTTGTAATGTTTCACTTGGAAATATATCTAGTAATTTATCTAATGCTTCATCACTTGCATCATTTAATAGTGGATTATCAAATGGATAGAATGTATAATGTTTTGCATTTGGTTTTCCATCTATGTATTTTACTTTATATGGATGCCTATCGCTTCCTTCAACATTGAAACTATGTATTGTCTTTAAATATGGATGATTACTGAAACTTGCTTGACCTCCTGTTAATTGGTCGAATGTTTCTTTTAATCCACCTTGATATATTTTAGCAGCTTCATCTATCCATAAACAAATAAATGGTTTTCCTAATATCTTATTGAAACTTGTTTGATTATTAAATCCATAGAAACTTATTTTAATGTTTTTTATTAGTATATACTTTTCATCAGTAGTTCCCCACTTCATTATGTATTTTTTACCTTTTAATATTGAAGTGAAGTTATCTACTATATTTCCTTTTAATGTTTCAATAGTCCATCCTACTATAACTATATTATATTGCCTTGTTTCATTGTGTTCTTTTGCATACTCACTTAATTTATCTATGTATTCAAGTATTCCTTCACATATTGAATAAGTCTTACCTGACTGTCTTGATCCTAATACATATATCTCATGTGTATCAGTTCCTGTTATGTCATTA